TTTGGATTTAGAAAATCGAGCGAAATAAGTTCATCATATGACACATATGTTACAACTATAGATTTTAAAGGTGGATTTGAAAATGCACCTTATGGTTCAGAAGCAAAGGCATCTATAAATTTATTAGATACTTCAACTGTTCGCAAAATAAATTTAAGAAATATGTCCATTGAAACTTTGAATGGTCTATATGCAAATATCAATGTTGCGAATGCTATTACAATTTCTAATATTGGTTCATATCAATCATTTAATGTTTACCCAATTTCATTTGTTACATTAGATCAGGGTGGTGGTGGATACAGAGCAAAACCAACAGTAGATACTTATAGTTTTTATAATGAAACTAATTCAGATGTTCTTGTTATATCATCATGTAACATTGTTAAAGATACCAGTATAATAACAGATTTAACACAAGATTTAACTACTTCATTTGAAGTTGGTAACTATGTAAGATTATACATTGTAAATAAGATGGAAGATATATTTGAAATTACAGGAGTTACTACTCATACAATTTCTTTTGCCAATACTTTTGCAAATGATGTTTCTGGTGTTTCTGTATATAAAATTGTAAGAAATGATTTATATAAGATAGGTTCATTAGGTAGAATTGTTACTGCAAATGGTGGTAGTAATTATGCAGTTAATCAAACATTAACATTTACTGGTGGTTCTGGATATGGTGCTAATGCATATGTGAGTGCAATACATGCCGGTAACAGTGGTATTAAAACAATAACAATTAACAATCATTCATCAAATGCATATGTATTAGGTGGTGAAGGTTATACTAGAGATGCATTACCAACAATCACAATAAACACAGTTTCTGGTACTGGCGCTAATGTTTATGTTAGTGAAGTTCTTGGTGATGGTGAATCATATTCATTAACTACATCAAGAATTGGTTCTGTAACTTCTTTACGTATAATTAGTTATGGATATGATTATGTTGAAGTGCCTACGATATCTTTAAGAAATATGGATTTAACTTTACAGAATGTAACATCTGGACAACTATTTGTATCAAATACAAAAGTATATCAAGGTACATCCAATACATCAACAACATTCTCTGCATATGTTGATAACTTTACTCAATCTACTGGATTTATTAGGTTGTTTGATTATATAGGAACATTTGATGTAACTAAAACAATTAAATCGGATGATGGAACAGTTTCTGGTAATGTTGTTTTAGGTAGCACAACGGTATATGGTGATGGTCGTGCTAAGGCAACTGCAAACTTTGAAAATGGATTGATTAGATATCCTGGTATCTATCTGAATACTGATGGACATATAAGTGAAGATAAGTTTTTACAAGATGGAAATAAATTTCATAATTTCTCATATGTGATTAATTCACAAACAGATTACAATAAATTTAAGAAACCATTAAATGATATTGTTCATCCATTAGGTACAAAAACATTTGTCACAAGAATTGACAACAATCAAGAAAATGTTTCTGCAAATGACATTAATCAAAGTATTACGGTAACAACTTTACCAACTAAGTTTAATATTGTATATGGTGCTAATGCAACTACGAATACAACTGCCAATTTAATGAATTATGTAAATGTTGGTGATGTTGTAATATTTACTGGCGTATATCGACATGTTGCAAATACAGTTAATATATCACTTGGTTCTAATACAGTATTTGGTAATACTTGTAACTTTATTAATGATATTCTTGATGGTGATATTATTTACTTATCAACTGGCAATACAGAAACCGTATTAAGTGTATCAAATAGCAAATATCTAATTACTCAAAATACTCTTGGTGTTACTGCAAATAATGTAACTATTAATCTCTATTTTGATGAGACTAAAACTGTTACTTTTGTAAATGCTAATACCATTAAAGTAGCTACAGCATTTACTTCAAATACTTTAAATATTGTCACAAACGTCTTAAAAGTTAAATAAATACAATTATGTCATCACTCATAACAAAAAATTTCAAAGTATTACTTGCCAAACAGTTATATAATCTATTGGATTTAACGGCAAATTCATATCTTCCTACAACAAGAAGATCATACATGTATGCATTTATAGGTAAACAATTACCTTGGAATGCTGGTACTGAAGTTCCAGTTACCCCTACAGAAACCGATTCTGTGATTAATGACTACTATCGGTATGGTATATTGGCAAAACAATTATCTTATACCAATGCATCTTTGGTCGTAGATAGAAATAATTGGACTGCAAACACAAAATATAACACTTATGAAGCAAATACTAATTTTTATATATTAAATAGTAGTGATCAAGTATTTAAGTGTTTAGCAAATAACGCAAGTGCAAATTCTACAGTTGAACCCGCACTATCATTATCTACAACTTCATTAGAAGAACCATATGTTTTAACTGCAGATGGTTATAAGTGGAAATATTTGTATACTATTTCATCGGTACAAAAACAAAGATTTTTAACTGCAGATTGGATGCCAGTAGTTAATAATAAATTTGTTACTGCATCTGCAGTTCCGGGTGGTATTGATATTGTTACTATTACTAATGCTGGAAATAATTATACTAATGGCGCAACACAGAGTATTATATCAATAGATGGTGATGGTACTGGTGCGGTATTAAAAGCAAATGTAACGGGTGGCCGTGTTGTTAATGTTATTATTCAAGATAGAGGAATGCAATATACCTATGCAGATTTAACATTTACAGATGTTGCTGGTGGTACTGGAACAGCCGCAACTGCTACAGTTTCTATTGCGCCACATGATGGGCATGGATATGATCCTTTATATGAATTAGCTGCATCTAATTTAATGTTTAATGTTGAATTTAATCAAGATGAATCAGGTATACTACCTACTGATAATGATTTTAGACAAGTAGTATTATTACATAATCCATTTTTAAATGACACATCAACTCCAGCAACAGGTCAATCATATAGTTTATATACAAGAATAACAACATCGCCAGGTGTAGGTGATTTTGGTATTGATGAGGTTGTTTATCAAGGTGCAACTTATGCAGATTCAACATTTACTGCGGACGTTATATCTTTTGACACCGTAGAAAATCATCTTTATGTAAATAATGTTCGTGGCATTTTGTCAGTAAATTCTGCAATTAAAGGCCGAGATACAGGTGCAATTCGTGTTGTAAATGCAATACAGAATCCAACACTTGATTTGTATTCAGGACAGATATTATACATAACTAGTAAAACACCAATAACCCGTGATGATGCACAAACCGAACGAATCCGTTTTATACTGAGTTTTTAACGAGGAATAAATGACTACCCTATTCAATTACGATCCATATTACGATGATTTCAATGAAGATAAAAATTTCATGCGTGTTCTTTTTCGTCCTGGATATTCAGTTCAAGCAAGAGAACTTACTCAACTGCAAACAATTTTATCTAATCAAATAGAAAAATTTGGTAATAATATATTCAAAAGTGGTAGTCCAATTATTGGTGGTAAAATTTCATTAGATACTGCGGCCAATTATATTATCTTAAATGCACAATATAATAATGCAGATATTGTTCCTTCAGATTATCTAGACAAAACAATCGTATCTTATAATTCTACAAAATTAGCACGTGCTAAAGTTGTTGCTGTTGATAGTATTGGTACATATCCTGTTTTAGTTATTAAATATCTAAGTGGTGATCGTTTTGTTGAAACTGATGAATTAAAGATTTATGGACAAAATATCTTTGCACAATTAAGAGATACAGATGCATATGGTTCTTCATATATTGCCAGTATTCAAGATGGTGTATATTATTTTAAAGGTCAATTTGTAAAAGTTACTCCACAATTTTTAGTAATAGAGTTATTTTATAGAATAGGTACTTCTACAACAATTAATAAACAACCATCATATAAGATTGGTGTTGAATTTGAATCAACTATTGTAGATGAAATTGATGATACTTCACTATTAGATCCAGCACAAGGTGCATTTAACTATCAAGCACCGGGTGCAGAACGATTTGTAATTAATACTTCATTATCAAAACGATCATTAGATTCTGCAGATGTATCTTCATTCTTTGAAGTTATTCGTTTAGTAGATGGTGTAAAGACAAAAGAAATTGATTACCCAATCTACAGCGAAATTGAAAAGATGTTGGCACGTAGAACATATGATGAGTCTGGTAATTATACAGTAGACCCATTTGTTATTTCTATTGAAGAAGGTGATTCTGCCAATGGTATGTTTAATATTGTTCTTGATCCAGGTAAAGCATATGTTGGTGGTTATGAATTTCAAACTATTGCACCAACAACAATTGAATTAAGTCGTGCTAGAGAAGTAGCAAATACTGAAGGTTATGATGTATCAACAAATTACGAAAGTTATGTTGTATTGGATAATGTATATGGTACATTAGATATTACAAGTTATCCATTATTAGATGTGCATAGTGTTGCACACACAAGTGTTAATACAACAACCACTGCGGCATATAATTCTACAAAGATTGGTGAAATTCGTGCCAATATGATGGATTATAATGACTCAACAACTTTAGAACTTGGCACTACACATTCATTTACTGTTCACACATTTGCCGCTAATGGCGTATCAATTACTGGTACAACTCAAGCATCGGGATCAAATACAAGATTAATCAATATGCCCGCAAGTTTTTCTGCTACACGGAGTACCGATGCATATGCAAATATGTATTTTAGAGTTACTGATGCGGGTGGTACTGCAATTTCTCCAGTATTAATTGAATCGTCTAATGCAACACATATCTATTTGTCATCCGCATGGCCAATTGTTCCTGCATCAAATACATTCTCTATTGATTCTGATTTTAAAAATGCAGAATCATTTGTAATTAAAAGTGGAACTACAAAAACATTTGGTGGTAGTATTAATAGTGATTCAAAAGATACTGCAACTGGATTTGCATTAATTACAGAACCACAAAGATCATCATTAGTATTTGATGTACCATTTCCTGCAATGAAACCATCTACATTAACAAATATGGATTTCTATGCTAAAAAGTTTTATGGTAACAAAACTGCAGATGCTGGTGGTGTAGTTAGTATTAGTGCAGAAGGTACAGATACATTCTCATTCTGCGGTTCTGTTGGTGTTATTTCCGATTCAAATATCAGAGATAATATTATTTGTATGGTTCGTTATGATACTACTGCAAATGCCACATCTGGTATTGCTGCAAATGCTGTTCTTGGATTAGCAAATAACTTATTTACTGTAACTGCGATCAGTTCAACAAATTTTGAGATTGATTTAAATACTGCAGGCGCAAAAGTAGATTTGTTAATTAATACAAAAGTTAATAATGCAGAAAATGCATCTTCTGGTGCAATTCGTGGTAAACAATTAATACCAGCAACAACTGGTTTAAATCTACATACTAAGATTCCATATGAATTAAATACTGCAGGTACACAAGGTACTGATATTTTATATTCTGCAAATTCAACTGGAGTGACTGCAGTAAGTGGAACAGGATATGTATTTCCTACTATTGGTTCAACATTCTTTGACAATACTACCGAATTAACAAATTTAAGAACACCAGGTAAAGCAGTAAGTTTACAAGTACCTGATGTATTAGAGATTGTTAGAATTACCGATTCTAGAAGTCCTGCATCAAATGTAACAACTGCAATGTTATCAAGTTCAACATATGATGTTACTAGTAATTATGATTTTGATAATGGTCAACGTAAAACACATTATGACCATGCCACTATTACACTGAAACGTGGGTATAGTGCGCCACGTGGTAAAGTTTATGTTACTTACAAATATCTAAGTCATCAATCTGCACCATCTCCACAAAATGATGGATTGTTCACTGTTGATTCTTATTTAAAAGCAGGTTCTAATTTTACATATGATGAAATCTTCTATTTCAATAATAAAGAAGATAACAAATTAGTATCGTTACGGTCTGCATTTGACTTTAGACCAACAAGAGGTGTTGGTACAACAACAATATCTGGTGCAGTTAATCCATTACCAAATCAATCATTGACAAGTAATTTTGATTATTACTTAAGTAGAATTGATCGTGTTGTGGTTAAACAGTCAAGAGATTTTGAAGTATTGACCGGTACATCTGCAATTAAACCTATTGCACCAAATGTAAATCTTGGTGATATGTTAATCTATACATTGGCAATACCAGCATATACAGAAAATGTTAAAGAAATTCGTGCTGATTTTCAGAATCATCGTAGATATACAATGCAAGATATTGGTGCATTTGAAAATCGTATTAAACAATTAGAGTATTATGTTACATTAAATTCATTAGAAAGAGATGCAACATCAACAAAAATTACAGATGCAAATGGTTTAGAAAGATCCAAGTATGGTATCTTAACTGATAACTTTACTTCAGATTCTATCAAAGCACCACCAAATCAAATTGGATTTGACAATAGATGTTTAATTGATGGTGGCGAATTAAAACCCGCATCATTAATGAGAACAATTAATCTTAAAGCAAATACAACTTTATCTACTGGTGAACTTTATGGTGTAAATGAACAAAAGATCATGATGTTGAGTTATACAACATCTGTTCTTGCACAACAACCGTATGCAACAAAATCATCACCAGTTGCTGGTGCATTATATGGCACATTTAAAGGAACAATGCGTTTGTTCCCAGAATTTACTGGTGATGTAGATTCACAAACCACAGCAAAAGTAATATTAAATTCTACTCAAGGCATTGAAAATGCATTTAATTTTGTTAATGATGCATTTAAGTATATTGCTGATAATGTAAAACAATGGGCAGATGATAAAGATAGTCCATTTGCACAAATAGCAGATTCAAAATGGTACCAAACTAGAACCGAAGAAGGTGGTACAGTTTACAAATATTTAGGTACTGGTGGTTTTGGACATGGTGAATTTTGGGATCCTAGACAAGGTAAAAATACACAAGGCGGCCAATGGGGTGTTTATCGAGCATATAATGATAATACTTATTTAACTGCTGGTGCTGATCTAAATCAAAAACAAATAACAACATCGGCATCACAACAAAGTTCTGGAGAGTTTGTAACTGATTTAGCAATTCAACCATACATGAAGTCAAAACAAGTATTATTTACAACAAATGGTTTACGCCCATCAACAACTGTATATTCATTTTTTGATGATGTAAATGTAAACAAATATGTTGTTGTACCTAATAAAGTTACAATGAATGCCAATACAACATTGATTGCTGGAGAACCAGTATTAATTGCGAGTTCAACTGCAGATTTAGTAGCGAATCTAGTATCATTGTTAAGTGGTGGTTCATCATATAAATTAGGTGACATTGCTGTTAGTGAGACTGGTAGTGCTAATGTTTCCATTATTAATCAAACCGGGTTATCACTTGTTGGTAAATATGTTTATGGTTTAGATAGTGGTGTAACATTAACAGTATCTTCAGTGAATGACCATAGATCGGGTGTAGGCACTGTATCAGGTGCAACTATTGTATTGGATGGAAATGCATCTACAACTAATGATTACTATAATGGCAATACAATATCAATAGTTCATACTTCAACTTCAGAAGTTGGTATTGGTGAACAATTTACAATTAGTTCTTATGTTGGCTCTACAAAAACAGCAACATTAAGTGCTACACCAACAACACAAGGTTCTGTTGTTTATAGTATTGGAACTAATAAAACTAACAAATATGGCCAAGCAGGTGGTGCATTTTATATCCCAACTGCAACATTCCGTTCAGGTCAAAGAAATTTCCGTGTAACAGAATCATTTAATAATACATATGATGGTGATTCAATATCATTTGCAGATAAATTATATGTTGCATCAGGATTAAGTGTATCTAAAACAGAATTAGTTGATACTGTTTATAACTATGATGTAGATTCTAAAATTATTGGAACGACTACATCCGATAAATTAGTATCATCTAGATTTGCTGGTGCTAATCTATTATACACATACAATCATGATCCTTTAGCAGAAACATTTTATGTTGATCCGGCAAGATATCCATACGGTATTTACTTGAATAGTGTAGATTTATTCTTCAAAGCAAAAGATGATAGTTTACCTGTTTGGATTCAAATTCGCCCAACTGTAAATGGAACACCATCATCTGATTTTTGGTATCCAGAATCAGTTGTAACTAAAGTGCCATCTCAAGTTAATATTTCAGAAACTCCATCAGTTGACGATGCTACAACAATTACTAATTTCCAATTCTATACTCCTATATTCTTAAAACCAGGTTTATATGCAGTTGTTGTATTAACTGATTCACCAGATTACATTTTATGGGAAGCAGAAAAAGGTCAAGTATCAACAAGTAATCAATATATTGGTATTAATCCATATATCGGAACATTATATCGTTCACAAAATTCTATGGAGTATGTACCATATATTAATGAAGATTTAATGTTCAGATTAAATCGTTGTTCATTCTCAACTGCAGCTGCACAAATAGTAATGCAGAGTGAAGAACAGAGTGTAATCTATAATGTTGATAAATTTAGATTATTAGAAACATCTATTGTTCCAACAGGTACTTCAGTTAATTATTCAGTAAAAGCAAATACAATTAGTGGTACAATGGAAACAAGTTATCGCCCAATTGTACCACAAGCAGTAATATCTTTTGAGAATGATGACTTGTATGCAGTTGGTTACAGAAGAAAAACTTTAGGTTATAAAGGTGACTTTACTATTATAACTGAATTATCAACTACAGATGAAGCAGTTTCACCTATTGTTTCTGTAGAAAAATCTCAATTAAATATTTGGGAAAATTATGTTGATGATGCAGAAATAAATTCAGAAGATTTTACAATTGTTGCTTCGGGAACTGGTTATGGAAATTCTAATGTTATCGTTATTAGCAGTAATACTGGTACAGGTTTTAGTGGTAATCTTTCATGTGATGCAAGTGGCAATATTCTTAGTGTGTATGTTTCTGCTGTTGGTTCTGGTTACATTGATGACTATACTATAACTATCGGTGCAAATACAAACTATCCTGCTGTTGCCGCATCAGGTACAAATGGTAGTGTAGTATTGAATACTGAATATGATTCAAGTGGTGGTCCATGTCTTGCAAGATATATTACAAGACAGATTCAATTGGCACCAGGATTTGATGCGGGTGATTTACGTGTATTCTTAACTGCAAATAAACCTTTAGGTACTTCAGTTGATGTATTCTGTAAATTATTATCTGGTTCTGATGGTACTCAATTTAAAGATAGAAGATATCAAAAATTGGTTAATATTAATCCAAATCCAGTACCATCATTGACACAATATGAATTTACTGATTATGAATATTGTCCATCGGCAACTGATAATTTTATTACCTATACTTCATCTAATGGCGTAACATATAATACATTTATAACTTTATCAATTAAGATTGTAATGAGATCGGGTGATCCTACAATTTTACCAAGAGTTAAAGATTTACGTGTAATTGCATTGCCTGCGGAGTAATTATGTTATTAAAAGTTGAAGGAACACCTTATTCTAAAGACACTAATAGTCATGCATTATTGGCGACTAATAGGTCTTTAATACAGGAAAATGAAGCACGAAAAAAACTTAGTAAAAGTATAACTGAGAAAAATAATGAAATAAATAGATTGAAGAATCAAGTTGAAGAAATGTCATCCGATATGAAAGAAGTCAAGTCGTTGTTAAATCAACTATTAGAAAAAAGTAGATAATAAATGGCAATAACTAATATCACCAAAAATAATACAATAGATGAATGGCGAATTCAAACCAATCTGTCTGCTAATGCATTAAATACGATAGAAACTGGCAACTATTCAAAGACAAATGGTACTTTTACACTTTCAGGTAATTCTAATTTATCAATTACTGCAAATGGTACTGCATTAACAGTTGCTAATGCAGTTTTATTTTCTACTGATCTTGAAGTTGGTAAAAGTATAACACTTGGTTCTCAATCTTCACAAACTGGTAATTTAACTGTCGGTGCAAATACTTTCATATATGGTAAAGGAACTGCACTCTACGTTGCTAACAATGTTTTAGCAAACTTAAATCTACAAGTAACTAATAATATTACAACAAGTAATATTTCAACAAATAATGATATTGCAATAGGTAGAAATGCATCTATTGTAAACAAACTAAGTATGACAGGTACTGGTAATGTAGTATTTGTCAATGTAGGTTCTGCAAGTATTAATACTGCATACTTGACAGATATGGTAACAACAAATTCAAAATCAACAAGATCAACAATCTATGATACTTTAGATGTTGTTGGTGTTGCAACATATTCTTCAAATATTGTTGGTACAAGTTTAAATTTAAGTGCTGTTGCTAATACACTTACATTAAATGTTAGAACAAATGGTACAGTATTTGGTAACTTAAATACAGGTAATACTGTAACTACAAATACAACACAAACAGGCAATCTAAGAGTAACTACTGCTGCTAATGTTGATGGTACACTTAGAGTAACTGGTGGTGCTAATTTAGATAGTACCTTAAGAACAACTGGCGCAGCTAACTTAGATAGTACCTTGAGAGTAACCGGTGGTGCTAACTTAGATAGTACCTTGAGAGTCACCGGTGCATCAAACTTAGCAAGTACCTTAAAAGTAACTGGTGGTGCAAATCTAGATAGTACCTTGAGAGTTACTGGTACTGCTAATTTAGATAGCACGTTAAATGTTGTTGCAAATACAACTTCAGGTAATCTCAATACACTTGGACTTACACATACTGCAACATTACGTTCTACTGGTCGTGCTGACTTTGCAACCACAGTGGATGTTGTTGGTAACACAACTTCGGGTAATGTAGTAACTGCAGGATTAACACACACAGGCACATTACGTTCTACTGGTCAAGCTGACTTTGCTACAATAGTTAATGTAACAGGAAACGTAAATCCAGGTAATGTAGTAACTGCAGGATTAGTTCACACTGGAACTGTAAGAAGCACAGGTCGTGCTGATTTTGCATCAACTGTAGATGTTACAAGTAATACAACTTCTGGTAACTTCGTGACTACAGGATTAACTCATACAGGAACATTAAGAACAACAGGTCGTGCTGATTTCTCTACTGTAGATTCAAGTTCTAATACAACTGCAGCTAATTTTGTAACCACAGGTCTTACTCATAGTGGAACATTAAGAACAACTGGTGCAGCTAATTTAGAAAGTACCTTAAGAGTAACTGATTCAGCCAATTTAGATAGCACATTAAGAGTCACCGGTGCATCAAACTTAGCAAGTACCTTAAGAGTAACTGGTGCTGCAAACCTTGATAGTACCTTAAGAGTAACTGGTACTGCTAATTTAGATAGTGCATTACGTGTTGTTGGTATTGCAAATCTTGATAGCACATTACAAGTTACAGGTAATACTGATGTAGGTAATTTAAATACTACTGGATTAGTATATGCTGGAACATTAAGAACAACAGGTCGTGCAGATGTTGGTGGAGCACTAACTGCAGGCGCAGTAACATTTACATCTGGACAAGTTACCGGTAATTTCTCTGTTGCTGGTGATTTTACAATTAATGGTAATACGGTATACAATTCACCCGCATTAACATTAAGTATTGCAACACCAAATCAAGACGGTAAATTTAGTATCTATAGAACAAACAATAGTTTAAGTTTAGCAAATTCAGTTTCTCAAAATGCATCTATTCGTTGGAATGAATCAACTAAATATTTTGACTTAACAACTGACCCAGCAAATACTGTTTATTTTCAAATCTTAGATTCTGGTCGTTTAAGTAGTGATTTAACAAATACTTCAACAACAATTATTGCAACTGCATCTGCTGCAAACACATTAAACAATCGTGCAACATCTGCTGGTGTATATGCTAATGCTGCATACTTAAGTCAAAACACAAGTGGTGCATATGCCAATGCTGCTTATCTAAGTCAAAATACTACAGGTGTATATGCTAATACTGCATACTTACATGCCAACGCTGCTTATTTAAGTCAAAACTCTACAGGCAATTATGCCAACAGTGCATATCTACATGCTAATAGTTCTTACTTATCACAGAATAGTTCTGGTCAATATGCCAATAGTGGGTATTTACATGCAAATAGTGCTTATTTAAGTCAAAACTCTACAGGCAATTATGCCAACAGTGCATACTTACATGCTAATGCGGCTTACTTAAGTCAAAATTCTACAGGCAATTATGCCAATGCAGCATACACATTAGCAAATACAAAGTTTGCATCTGCTGGTGGTACTGTATCTGGTGATGTTGTAGTTACTGGTAATTTAACTATTTCTGGTTTAACAACATATGTAAATACAACAGAATTAAAAGTTGGTGATTCTATCATCACATTAAATGCAGATTTACCACAAATATCTGCACCAACTGAAAATGCAGGTATCGAAGTTGAAAGAGGAACTTCAGATAACGCTGCTATCATTTGGAATGAAACGACAGATAAATGGACATTTACTAATGATGGTACCATCTATAGTAATATAGGTTCTGCTGCTTCTGAAACATATTCTAACAGTGCCTATCTACATGCAAATAGTTCTTATTTGTCTCAAAACAGTTCTGGTCAATATGCCAACAGTGCTTATCTACATGCTAATAGTTCTTATTTGAGTCAAAATGCAACTGGAATATTTGCTAACGGTGCATATCAATATGCCAATAGTGCGGGGTCTTATGCTAATGCCGCTTTTGCATTAGCAAATACAGTTAATACGAATGATACTGCCTCAAGAAGTTATGCTAATGGTGCTTTTGTTGCTGCCAATACTGCCGATCAAAGAGCAGTAACATCTGGTTCATATGCCAATTCTGCATATACACAGGCAAATACTGCAACTACTAATGCTGCTACTGCAGACCAAAGAGCAGTAACATCTGGTTCATACGCTAACTCTGCATATGCATTGGCTAATACCGTTAATACAAATGATACTGCGGCAAGAAGTTATGCTAATGGTGCTTTTGTGCAAGCTAATACTGCAACAACAAATGCCGCAACTGCCGATCAACGTGCAGTAACATCCGGTTCTTATGCTAACAGTGCATATGCAAAAGCAAATACTGCGGTTACTTCAGTAACAGGAACTGCACCTGTTGTATCATCGGGTGGTCTAACACCAGCAATTTCAATGGCAGCTGCAACTTCAACCGTCAATGGTTATATGACAAGTACCTATGCAAGTAAGTTGGATGGTATTGCTGCGAGTGCTCAACCAGGTACTGTAACTTCAGTTGCTACAGGTAATGGACTAAGTGGTGGAACAATTACAACTACTGGCACATTAACAATGTCTGGTTCATATACTGGTGATTTTGCAATCACAGGTAATTTAACCGCTACTGGTGATGTTACTGCATTTTATTCAGATCAAAGATTAAAGAAAAATATTACACCAATTACAGATGCATTATCAAAAGTTAATACTTTAAGAGGTGTATTGTATCAAGGAAATGAAATTGCTGAATCTTATGGATATACTGATACCAAAATAAAAGTTGGTGTTATTGCACAAGATTTAGAAAAAGTATTACCACAAGTTGTCGTACCCGCTCCATTTGATACTGATAAAGAAGGTAATAGTATATCTGGAGAAAATTATAAAACTGTTCAATATGAAAAGATTGTTCCATTATTAATTGAGGCAATAAAAGAATTAACTGCCAAGGTAAGTGAACTTGAATCAAAGATAAATAAATAATAAAAGGAAACAATCTTGGCTGCTTTTTCAGAAATTACTATAGAACAAGGTGCAACATTTAGCACAACTATCAATGTTGATGATAGTTCAGGAAATGCTATAAATTTATATGCATATAGTGCCAATTCTCAAATGAGAAAATCATATTATTCTTCTACTGCATATACAATTAATTCTAGTGTTACTGGAACAGCAAATGGTGAAATTACTTTAAGCATGACTGCAGCTAATACCGCAAATTTGAGTGCTGGTCGTTATGTTTATGATTTAAAAATAACTTCACCCACCAATATTGTGACAAGAGTTGTTGAAGGAATCGCCACAGTATTGCCTTCAGTAACGAGATAATAATGGATATAGGTCGTGTAAGAATAACACCTGCTGTAAGAACAACTATAGCAGATCCAAATTATAAACCAAAACCAAATGTTGCCATATCTGAATTAAATGGAGTTAATATAACAACCAAAACTCAAGGTGATGTTTTAGTGTATGATGCAAATACAGACAATTACATATCATCACCACTTAGTGCTGGTGCAATATCAATTACTAGTATTAAAGGTGGAACTTTTTAATGGCAACTACCGAAAATACAGTAATACAGATAAAATTTTCAGAAGCAAATTCTGCACCTGTTACATTAAATGTTGCAGAGTTAGCTTATTCTTACGTTAGTAATACACTTTTTATTGGTAACACAACTAATAGTGCTATAATTATTGGTGGTAAATTATATATTGATCGTTCAAATAGTTCTTATATACAAGCTAATGCAGCATTTAATGCTGCTAATAATGCTGCTAATAATGCTGTAGATACTTGGGTAAGAAGTGCTGCCAATAGTGCAAGTTCTTATGCTAATAGTGCATTTAATGCTGCTAATAATGCTACCGATACATGGGTAAGAAATGCGGCTAATAGTGCAAGTTCTTATGCTAATAGTTCTTATACATTTGCAAATACTGTAAACACATATGCTTATAGTGCATATGCTTTTGCAAATACAGCTAATACGTATGGTTATGGTGTTAATGATTTACAAAATACAAATATAACATCCGCATCATCATATGCCAATGGTGCTTTTACATTTGCAAACACGGTAAATACTTACGCATATAGTGCATATACTTTTGCCAATACATCAAATACGTATGGTTATGGTGTCAATGCCTTACAGAATACAAATATAACATCCGCATCATCATATGCCAATGGTGCCTTTACTTTTGCCAATACTGCTAATGGGTATTTTTATGGTGTTAATGCTCTACAAAATACCAATATAACATCTGCATCATCATATGCCAATGGTGCATTTACTTTTGCCAATACTGCTAATGGGTATTTTTATGGTGTTAATGCTCTACAAAATACCAATATAACATCGGCTAGTTCATATGCCAACGGTGCATTTACGTTTGCTAACACTGCTAATGGTTATTTCTATGGTGTTAATGCGTTACAAAATACCAACATAACATCAGCTTCAAGTTATGCAAATGGTGCTTTTACTGCCGCTAATACTGCAGACCAAAAAGGTGTAAATGCTGGGTCTTATGCAAATAGTGCATATGGTGTTGCTAACAGTGCAAGTAGTTATGCGAATGGTGCATTTGCATCTGCCAATACAGTAAATGTATATTCTTCTAATGCATATTCTTTTGCTAATACTTCCAATAGTTATTTCTATGGTGTTAATGCGTTACAGAATACCAACATAACATCAGCTTCAAGTTATGCCAATGGTGCATTTGCGGCCGCTAATACTGCCGATCAAAAAGGTGTAAGTGCCGGTTCTTATGCTAATGGTGCGTATGGTGTTGCTAACAGTGCAAGTAGTTATGCGAATGGTGCCTTTACTGCTGCAAATACTGCCGATCAAAAAGGTGTTAGTGCAGGTTCATATGCCAATGGCGCTTATCAGTTTGCTAATAGTGCAGGTTCTTATGCTAATGGTGCTTTTGCTGCGGCAAATACAAAGTTTTCTTCATCTGGTGGTACGATATCTGGTGATACTACAATCACTGGTAATTTAACTGTTTCTGGTAATGTAACATATGCTAATACTATAACAGTAACTCTTGGTGATAATATTATCACCCTTAATGCAGATTTACCACAAGCATCACAACCATCAGAAAATTCTGGTATTGAAATTGAACGTGGCGCACAACCTAATGCTCAATTTTTATGGATTGAATCTGCGGGTAAATGGTCAGCAAACAACGGTAATACTTTATTTTATATTGGCGCTGAGTCTGATGGTTCATATGCCAATAGTGCATATCTTCAAGCCAACTCTGCTTATCTGAGTCAAAATTCTACAGGTAATTATGCTAACTCTGCATATGGGGTTGCTAATAGTGCATCTAGTTATGCCAATGGTGCCTTTACTGCTGCTAATACTGCAGATCAAAAAGGTGTTAGTGCAGGTTCATATGCCAATGGTGCATTTGGTATTGCCAATAGTGCATCTAGTTATGCCAACGGCGCATTTACTGCGGCTAATACTGCCGATCAACGTGCCGTTACTTCTGGTTCATATGCTAACTCTGCATATACTCAAGCCAATACTGCAACTACTAATGCGGCAACTGCAGATCAAAGAGCAGTAACATCAGGTTCTTATGCTAACTCTTCATTTGGTGTTGCTAACAGTTCATCTAGTTATGCAAATGGTGCCTTTACTGCTGCTAATACTGCCAACACAAATGCTATAAGTGCTGGTTCATATGCGAATTCTGCTTTTGCTCTTGCTAATAGTGCTGCTGCGGGTTCTGTAGATGCATGGGCAAGAAATGCAACCAACGCTGCTTCTTCATATGCTAATAGTGGTTTTGTTCAAGCAAACACAGCTAATACAAATGCCATAAGTGCAGGTAGTTATGCTAATTCCGCATATGCATTTGCTAATACAATTAATACTTATAGTTATGGTGTTAATGATTTACAAAATACAAATATAACATCTGCATCATCATATGCCAATGGTGCCTTTACTGCTGCTAATACTGCCAACACTTTAGCACAAGCCGCATTTGATATTGCTAATACTGCCGCAGCGGGTTCTGTAGATTCATGGGCAAGAACATCTGTCAATAGTGCTTCTAGTTATGCTAATAGTGCTTTTGCACAAGCCAATTCTGCTTGCACATATTCACAATCAGCGGGTTCATATGCTAACTCTGCATTTACTAAAGCCAATACTGCAAACACTTTAGCACAAGCCGCTTATGATGCTGCCAATAGTATTAGTTTAACTGGCAATACAATTAATTTAGGATCCAATACTGTTGGATTATTAGTTAGTAATGCAGTTACACTTACAACAACAACTAAAGTAACAGATGGTCTTGCTCTATTGAATAACGTATTGGGTAAATTAGTGCCTGCATCACCAACACCATTTCCAGGTGCAACATCATTATCCATTAGTAGTTTGACAACAACCTATCGTATAACAAACTATACTCAACCAGATAACACTACAACTGCTAGTAAAACTCTTGCTGCAGGTTCAGTTGTAACTGCTCTTCGTAGAGCGGCATCATATACGACAAATACTTTTGATAATTTTGGTCCAGGTGATTCTGGTACATTAACTTTATTTAAAAATAATGTAGCTACAGGTGCAATTACATTTACAGGTTCTTCTGCAAACGGAACATATAGTGATTTAATTGTCAGTGATAGTAAAGACTATGCGTTAATAACTGGTGCAGCATCAGGTTTTTGGAGAAGTTTTGATTGCCAAGGTTCTGGATCAGTATCACAAGGTTGGAATGAAATTTTTATTGCACACTCTGGTGCATCAAATACTTCAACTGTTTCGTGGTTCTATGATAATGCAGCACCAGGTACACCAACATTTGCATCTGCAAGTATAGCACCATTATCAGAATCATTTACATATTCAAGCACGATACCACATTATAATAGTTCAACAACATTTAGATTAAGTGTTGCCGTATCTAAACTAAGTGGTAATACATTTCCAGCAAGTAATACATTCTTTACTGGAACTGCTGGTGGTGCATTTTTAGCACCTTCAAGTAATACATATCCTGCAGTGGGTATTACATATCCATTAGCACAAAATCTTTATGTTTCAAGTGGTAGTGTAACTGTAAATACATCATCATCTATTACAACAGGATTTGGTTCATCTTCTACTGGACCAAGTGTAACAGTAGACAATAGTTATTTAACTGGTTCACAAGTATTTACAACTGCATTAGCAAATACTGTTTTATATAAAACAGGTACCGCTAGTTCAATGGAAGAAACTACAATTACATTTGGTTCAACTGTAGGTACTGGTTCTGGATTAGCTGCAAGAATTGTAAATCCAGGTACTACAGATAATCCAACATATACTGCCAGTGCATCATTATTTAATAGTCAAAGTGGTACGTTGACTTCAAATTGTGCTACTATTGTTGCTGCTGTTTTAAAACACGATCAAACAAATTATTCATCTGGTTATTTACCAGTAGGTCCAAATTTAAGTTCTGGAAGAACAGGTTCTCAATATTTCACGTTTAGATTTATTAGAACATCTGTATCTAAATTCAATATTAAATTTACTGGAACAATTGCGGGTCTTTGGGTTGCATTACCTGGAAGCACTATTGACTCCACATCATCTTTAAATGGATGGTTAGATATGTCAATTGCATATGCAGGTTCAGGTATACCTGGCATAAATAGTCCAGGTAATGGAAGTAATGGATGCGCTTTGGGTGGTGTTGTAACTTTAAATTCTGCCGTAACTGCACATAGCAAGACATGCACATTTGGTACAGTTTCAAGTTCTGATACATCAACTAACGAAATATATGTTCGCATTAAACTTACTAGTGGACAAACTGTAACTGCTTTATCCTTAGAAACTGCGAGTAATTAAATGGCTTTTACTGATGCACAAAAAGTTGATCTATTATATAAAAAATTATTTGGTGTTGCTAAAACTGAAACTAGCACAAATAAAGGTGTTAGTAATGAATCAATTGCAAGTCCATTAATTAATCGTGCAGATAAAATATGGAAAAGTGCTTCTAGTATTCCCGCAACTGCTGCGGCTGTTGCAAACATTGTTCAATCATATCAAACAACTGCTTCAGTTCAATGTACCGCAGATACTACATCAACACCAATTAGTAGTGTATATCCTACTTGGAAAACAAATTTAACTGATTGGATTCCACCTGAATTTGGTTCAACGTATTTTGTAAAAGTTTATGTAGATAATTCTGGTGCTTCAAATCCTGCATCAACTGGAACTCAAATATTTGATTCTGGTTCTGGTGGTGTTGGTGAATGGTGGTTTGATTATCAAGCAGGTGTTTTAAATTTTGTAGGTAGTTCTGCGATACCTGCATCACTAACTTCCAGCAAAGTAATTTTTATTGCAGGTTATAGATATATTGGTGAATTTGGTTATAATGTTGATGGTTCATTTGCACAAGCAAATTCATCTTACATACAAGCCAATGCGGCATTTACTTTTGCCAATACTGCTAATGGGTATTTTTATGGTGTAAATGCTCAACAAAATACAAACATAACATCCGCAAGTTCTTATGCCAATGGTGCCTTTGCTGCGGCAAATACTAAATTTAATTCTTCTGGTGGTACGATATCTGGTGATACCACAATTACGGGGAATTTAACTGTTTCAGGAAATGTAGTATACGCAAATACTATAACAGTTAATCTTGGCGATAACATAATAACTTTAAATGCAGACTTAGGTCAATCAGGAACACCAACAGAAAATTCTGGTATTGAGATTGAACGTGGTATACAACCTAATGCACAATTTTTATGGATTGAATCTGCTGGTAAATGGTCTGCAAATAATGGAAACACTTCATTCTATATTGGTTCTGAGTCCGATGGTTCATATGCTAATAGTGCATATCAAGCAGCAAACAGTGCTGGATCATATGCTAACAGTGCATACAATGCCGCTAATAATGCAACCGATACATGGGTAAGAACCGCAGCAAATAGTGCATCTAGTTATGCGAATGGTGCGTTCAATCAAGCTAATACTGCAAATACTTTAGCACAAGCTGCATATGATAAAGCAAATACAGGTGGTGGTGGCAGTGGAAATTCATTCAGTGTTATTGCTACTACCCCAGGTAGTGGTTATTCAAATATTATTGCAACTGCAGCCGATTCAGTATTAACAATAACTGGTGAAAGTGGTATTGTAGTTGGACTTGATCCTACAACCAATAAAATAGTTATTGGTAATATGTATGTTGGTGCTCAAGATATCACTTTAGATTATGGAACATTAGACTATTTTACTGATGCAATTAGGTATGACTATGGATTTGTTTCATAAATACAATAAACTAAGCGAGATATAAATGTCAATAAGAGTTCAATTTAGAAGAGGTAATACAGCACAAACATCGACCTTCACGGGTGCGTATGCTGAAGCTACAATAGATGTTACCAAACATACTATAGTTGTTCACGATGGTTCTACTCAAGGTGGTTTTCCTCTTGCTCTTGAATCTTCATTAGGTGTAACAACATCCAATGCTTCTGCTGCTTCATCATATGCTAATAGTTCTTATCTACAAGCCAACAGTGCCTATTTAAGTCAAAACTCTACAGGTAATTATGCCAATAGTGCTTATCTTCATGCCAATGCATCTTATCTAAGTCAAAATACAACTGGCGATTATGCCAATAGTGCATTTACTAAAGCAAATACTGCAACTACTGCCGCAGCAACTGCAGACCAACGTGCCGTTACATCTGGCGATTATGCCAACAGTGCCTATCTACACGCAAATAGTTCTTACTTAAGTCAAAATGCAACAGGTATATTTGCTAATGGTGCATATCAATATGCCAATAGTGCAGGGTCTTATGCTAACAGTGCATTTGTTGCTGCCAATACCGCAGATCAAAGAGCAGTAACATCTGGTTCATATGCCAACTCTGCATTTTTAGTTGCTAATAGTGTAAATAATTTTACGCAGATTGGTACTGCCAACAGTGCAAGTTCATATGCTAATAGTGCTTATCTTCATGCAAATGCTTCTTATCTAAGTCAAAATAGTTCTGGTCAATATGCTAATGCTGCATATGGTGTTGCTAATAGTGCATCTAGTTATGCTAACAGTGCATTTTTAGTTGCCAATGCAGTATATAATTATGTTCAAATTGGTACTGCTAATAGTGCTTCATCATATGCAAATAGTGGATATCAAGCAGCAAATAGTGCAGGGTCATATTCTAATAGTGCATTTGTTGCCGCCAATACTGCCGATCAGAGAGCAGTAACATCTGGTTCATATGCTAACAGTGCATTTTTAGTTGCCAATGCAGTATATAATTATGTTCAAATTGGTACTGCTAATAGTGCCTCATCATATGCTAACTCTGCATATCAAACTGCTAACAGCGCTGCCTCATATGCAAATACAGGATTACAGTTTGCTAATAGTGCAGGTAGTTATGCAAATACAGGATTACAGTTTGCTAATAGTGCAGGTAGTTATGCTAATACAGGATTACAATTTGCAAATAGTGCCGGTTCATATGCTAACTCTGCATTTACAAAAGCAAATAATGCACTTGCAAATGCAACAGGAACATTTAGTGGTGATTTAACTATTACAGGTAACTTAATTGTTCAAGGTAATACTGTAACTGTTAATGTAAATACTTTAGCCGTTGAAGATTCAATGATACAATTAGCTAAAGATAATTTATTGGATACAGTTGATATTGGTTTTGTTGGACATTATGATGCAAATAATTGGCATACTGGTCTTATTAGACATGCTTCAGATGACACTTACTATTTGTTTGAAAAATATCCACTGGATCCAACTACAAATACAATTGATATTGCAAATAATCAATTTACTATTGCAACACTTAAAGCAAATTTAACATCTGATGTAGTATCAATTCGTGGATATGATCCTATTAGTCATACTAATACTGCATTTACTGCTGCAAATACTGCCGATCAGAGAGCAGTAACATCTGGTTCATATGCTAACAGCGCTTATCTACAAGCTAACAGTTCTTATCTAAGTCAAAACTCTACAGGTAACTATGCAAATAGTGCCT